ATCAACATCTCCACCAGCAGTAAAGATAAGAGCATTGCTCTCATTTGTAGATTCGTTGTCTGTAATGGTAACTGTTGTTGCTAATGTTGCAAGTCCTACTGCGATATTCCCTGTACCATCAAATGAGGTTCCACCAATAGTCCTTGCAGTTGCTAGTGCGGTTGCTGTTGCAGCAAGTCCTACCGCAATATTAGCAGAACCATTAAATGATGTACCGCCAATAGTTCTAGCAGTCGCAAGTGTTGTTGCCGTTGAAGCATTACCTGTAACCTCACCAGTAAGAGGCCCAGCAAATGCGTCAGATGTAACTGTTCCATCAAAGAAAGCATCTTTGAATTCTAGTGAACTTGTACCCAAATCAATATCATTATCCGTTACCGGAGCTAAAGCTCCATCTATCAATTTTATTTGGTCTGCACCACCAGCTCTAAAGATAATATTATTATCTGTTGCAAAATCTATATCATTGTCAGCATCTCTACCAACAACTAAGGCGGCATTTGTAAGCGACGTGATAGTTGATTGCGTAGTACCCATTACAAAGTCTAGTGTATTATCACCATCTTCATATGTCACTGTAATACCTGTCTCTGTATTACTTCCAACCATTGCACCAACGGTATCAGAAATAGTTTCTGCTAAACTTACACCATCAATAGTGATTGCATCTGCTTCCAGTGTTCCATCTACATCAACATCACCTGATATATCTAAATCTGCCATAGTAGCAGTTCCAGTTATTGTTGGTGCAGCTAAAGTCACCACTGTTGCAGTTGCACTAATACCACTAGTCAAAGACGATGCATCTCCAATTAGAGTATAAATCTCTAAGAAGTTGTCATTAACTTTATTAATAGCTACCCGTAAAGTATCGCCAGTGCCATCGTCTGCAGCCTGACCTATTCCAATTGATTTATTTGCCATCTATATTCTCCTAATACTATTTATCATAAAAATATTGTTACTTATCCTGTAATATCAAGGATCACCAAATGGATTTGACTCACTGAAGTCCAATACTGTGTCATCTAATCTATCAAACAATTCATTTTGTGCGGTCTTGTCTACAACTCCATCACCAAGAATTGGAACATCTTCTGATAGGATATATTCATCCCCACCAGATTCAGATAAAATACTTTCACCGAATGAAGCAGGGTCTTGACCTGCACCAATTGATACAGCATCACTAGTAAGATTTGTTAAATCAGCAGTAAAGATAACATTATCTACAGTTAATGATTGCCCAACAATTGATGATCTTTCAAGAGTAAATTGATAATCAGAAGTTGAAGTTGATAGAGAATCTTCTATTGCATCAATTTCAGTAATACCTGTATCAAGAGTGTCTGAACCATAATCAAACAGGCGACATTTCATTTTATAAACTGGATTATTGTCCAACTGATGGAAAGGTTCATCATGATCTACAAAGTTAATCTCAAATAACTTTTTGAGTAACGGATGATAAATCGCATCACCCTCTAGAGGACGGTCAGCATCAGTTGCATCAGTTTCATTTATAATATAAAATATTTCTCCTGCTAGTTTAGATTCAGAAAGTGTACCAGCCTCCAATTGAATAGAACCAGAGGATGTTGAATCTGTTGCTGCTTCAATCTGTAGTTGTTTTGTTTTCTCTTGGAACCTTGTTTTACTTACAACAAAGGTTGCTTCACTTAAATTCTGTAAACCAAACTGAGACATCAGTTCTTGTTCTCCAGCATAACCACCACCAGAATCTTCCATATACATTTCAATAAGAGACTGAGTATCAAATTTGGATAATGAATCTTCACCAAGAATTGTATCTTCTGCAACTAATGTGCGGTCAAGATAATATACATCATGACCGTGAATTTGAATTGCTTCTGCAATCAAGTTGGCATATAGTGATTGTTCAGCTGTGCCTATTTGTCCCGTGGTCATGAGTTTGCAATCCCCGCATCACCAAATGGATTTGACTCACTAAAGTCCATTACTGCATCATCTAATCTATCAAACAATTCATTTTGTGAGGTCTTGTCTACAACACCATCACCAATATAATATTCTTCAGATATAAGGAAATCAGTGCCGCCAGTTTCAAGTAGGACACTTTCACCATACGAAGCAGGATCAGCGCCGGGTGCCGCTACTGTACTATCGATAGTTATAACACTAGAAGAAAGATCAATATCAATAAAATCTAAAGTTAATGCTTGGCCAAGGATTGATGAATTTTCAAGAGTAATCTGGTAATCAGAACTTGCAATTGATAGATCATCTGATATTGCATCAATTTCAGTAATACCTGTACTAAGTTCTTCAGAACCATAATCAAACAATCGACAACGCATTTTATATACTGGATTAGTATCTAACTGATGAAAAGGATTATCGTGATCTACAAAATCAATCTCAAACAATTTATTTAGCGTTGGATGATAAATTGCATCACCTTCAAAAGGACGGTCTGAATCAGTCGCAGCAGTTTCGTTTGCAATATAGAATATTTCACTACTAGAAGTTGTGATTGTACCAGATTCTAACTGAATAGAACCACCTGTTGCATCTGTACCTTCCTCAATCTGTATCTGTTTTGTTTTTTCTTGAAATTTTGTTTTACTTACAACGAAAGTTGCTTCACTAAGGTTCTGCAAGCCAAACTGGGACATAAGTTCTTGCTGTCCAGCAAAACCACCACCAGAGTCTTCCATATACATTTCAATGGAAGATTGTGTATTAAATTTAGATAATGAATCTTCACCAAGAACTGTATCTTCTGCAACTAATGTGCGGTCAAGATAAAACACAGAGTGTCCTCGATGATGAATAGCTTCTGAAACTAAATCAGCATATAGGGATTGCTCAGTTGCAATTGCAGCTACACCACTTGTATGGAAATGTTTATTAACCGCCATTAATTATCCTATCATATAATTAACTGGCAACTCAAAGGTAAGTTGAATTTGTTCTTCTAACTTATTAATCTCTTCCTGTGCTTGTGAATAGATAGTTTCACCATTCATAGTAACACCGCCCAGCATAGCAACACCACTGAACTTGGATAGGTTTGCACCCCACTGTTGCTTAATAAGAGCAGTTGCATATCTCTTTAGAAAAATATCATCATAGATATCTGTGAATGTGTTTGGGTCTATTTTGCGATAACATTCTGCAATGATATAGTCCTCACCAGCAACAAAGTCATTTGTCCAATCACCGTCAATGTAAAGACGATTTTGGTGTTGGTTAAATCGGATTGGTGTTTCACCAACAAGGATATGTTCTAGAAGGTCAAGATTATCCATGGCCATTTGATACTGAATGACAGAAGTAGAGGATAGATCATATAAGTCATTAAGACGCAATTGGTAACGAACATCAAACATGTTAGAACCACCACCTGTACCTGTGAACGGCCAGACCTGTATAACTGACACAACAGCAGAGGGCATCGGAATAAAATTACTACCCTCTAGAAATGTATCCGTGATAGTAGCATCTGATGTATCAGTTCCCGTTGAGGATACATTTGCCTTTCCTCTCGCAATGTCTGCTGCGGTAATCAGATGTTTGAGATACATTTTCTCAATACCATCATAATGATATTGTGCAAAATACTGAAGAGCTTCATCAATACGATCATCTGTCTGATCGTCTGATACGTTAATATCAATAACCCCAGAACCTAATGCTCTCAGGCAATACGATTTAAATGTTGATTTACTTGTAGGTATGGCCATGTGGAGATATCCTTTTTTATATATTTATAAGATTTGTTTTATTGCGATACAGTTTGGGCCAAATTCAACGCCCTTATCTATCCATCCTCCAATCTTATTAAATCCCACACTCTCATATGCTGGCAGTGCAGTTTTTCGTGGCATTGTCCATATAATTCTACATTCTTCTCTCTTCGCAGTTTCTATTGTTAGCTTAAGTAGAAGTTTAGATAATCCCTCTCCTCTTTTTTCTGGTTTTACATATAAACCTCTAGACCTGTAAATATCATCACCAGTTCTAAACCCACTATTTACACCAATAATTTCTTCCCCATCTCTTACTGCCCAGAAGGTAGGTTCAAATAATAAAATATTCCTGTCTTTAGTAACATCAACTTTACCATAATCTTCCCACATATGTGGGTTCCACATAAGGGTATTTATTGGCTGAATTTTACTAATCCTACCCGGCCACAGACCTTCATTCCAAAGATCATATGTTTTTTCAAAGGTAGTTTCGAAATATTCATAAGAGCTCATAATATACCTCTATTTAGATAAGTTATCTATACTCTCCATGCATTTACTTTATAAAAATTTTCATAATCTTCCCATTCATGCGGTTTGTTTCTATGGTTTGTGAAATGTACAAACTTTATATCAGGATGAAATTCTCCTCCCATATATATCCAATCGTTACCAGTTACCTTCTCATATCGCTCAGTCATCTTGTATTGCCAAGTCCTGATATTGTTAAAGCTTATAACCTTATTATCAGCAACCCATCTAGTGAACCATTCATCAGGTAATGTGATTAATTCTAATCTTTCATTCACATTATCTTCTACAAAATATTGCTCACCATTAACAGGACCAATCGTCTGTCCATTTTTAATATAGAATTGTTGCCAATAATGAATATCTTTCATAAACTTGTCATAGATGTATTTACATTCCTTTGGATAATACTTGAAGAATCCACCATTAATTTCATAAGTATCAGAATCCTCTCTCCACCATCCTGGCATTGCTAGAAACTGACCCGGTTTAATAGGATAGTCAAATATCTTTTTGTAATCACCCACAAGTAAAATATCAATATCTATTACACAGATTGGTTCATCAATATCCAGCTGCATACCCCACATCTTATTCCATTGAAGGGTAACTTCTGGATGATACGGCTCATGAACCCATATAAAATTATACTCAGGAAGTTTCTCTTCTAGGTAAACCTCATATTCTGGGCCATACTTATCAC